CACCAATTTCGGCTAATATCAACTGATATTCCCTTGCCAGATTTTCTTCTGATATAACAATATCATCACCAAGTAATTTATAATGGCTTAGATAAGAATCTAATAAATTAGACCTTCTCGCAGCTTCATAAAGAACCCAATGATGAGATAATGTTGTCAAAGCCCATGAAGTATAAAAACCCATAGGATTACCTATATTATAAGTAATTTTAGAATTTTTATATTCAAAAGCTTCACCACACATTATATTATATCACGCTTCTGCTTTTCTCTTACCGACTAATATAGAAAGAATTCCTTTAACAATAGTTATCGGAAAACGATCTGTAAAAGCTGTAAGATCAAAACAAAAGTGTTTCGTATCCCTCGAAAGTAAACCACTAATTCCTTCTGCTTGACAAAAAGTCTGGTCAGTTGGAATATCCTGTAGTATGGCATAAATTATATTGTGAATCGGACGTAATACAGTCTGAGACCAATAGTCACCTATAGCGATAATACGTGTTTTACCTTCAGAATCAGGAAAGACTGATAATCTCCTAATAGGTTTCTTAATCCCTATTGGTTGATCCATCAGCTTTGCTAATTCCGGATATGAAAGAAGTAAGCTATCGAATTGTTTACAAAAGTGGCTCCCACCGACAATCTTAATACTTTTGATTAAATGAAGAGGAAGGTTTTCCAAATCAAGTAAACAAGAGTATAAAGATTGAAACGATGATGGACCAGTTTTCGTCGATAGATGAAAAGTTGAAAACGATGGATTCTTTAAAAACAAACCTTTTTTAGTAAAATTAGAAGGACTTAATTTCTTAAGACTTTTAATAAAACCTCTAAAGGAACGTTTATAAAGATCCTCTTTAATATAAATACCAGGATCTGTAATGGTCCTAAAATCTATATTAACTTTCAACCGTAGTGCTCTAGGACATGAAAGCATAGTCATAAGAATTTGAATATCTTGACGATAATTCTCATTATTATTCCTATCTAAAATGTCACTAAAGTGATAAAGACAATAAGCCAATCCGTCGAGTCTTAACTTGATACCTCCTAAAACAGTAATGTTATTAGCAAGATATCTTGTAAAGCTAAGGCGGACTAACTTATTGTAATTAACAGCAAATTTAATTCCCCTATGTTTAGATAAGTGATTAATATAATCAGTATACCTAAATATAAGTTTCATAAATTTGTCACTACACTTAGTCGAATGTATCATTCATTTTAACAAGTGAATTGCTTGCATATTAAAGACTTTGTTGTCTGGTTTTATTGACTTTTCCTTGTCTTTATATCTATTTTGAGTCTTACGTTTACTCTTAATACTTTTATTAATTGTAGATGTAATTTTCATTTTAAATATAAATTCAAGTCAGATTTTATCTGTCTACCGAATAAGTAGTTTAGATAGAGTTGAAAGCTAGGAATAACTACTATTTCAAGCTATAGACTAACTAGCTCTATTACTTATACGATAAACGGCGACGGAGACAAACCGGTTTCTCTTATGAAACTGAGACTTTTCCAAACTTAGAACAGATCGAATAAACAAACCTGGCTCTTAGGTTAAGAAGAGTAGAATTCATTTCTGAATTCTGAGGTTCCCGAAA